CTAGCTACGAACAAAGACCGCATTGACCAAGAAATTCTTGAGAAGAAGAAGGACCTTATTTCGGCAAAGACAGATGCCCTTAAGGCAACAAAGCAGTTAGAAACTATGTATCAAGAGGCTATGAGTGCTATGAGAAGGTATAGTGGAGGTGACTCCGAGGATGATTAGAAGCTACAGTGAGCTTATTACTATACCAACTTTTCATGAACGATTAGCTTATCTTCAACTTTTAAACACAATTGGTACTGAGACCTTTGGCTCAAATAGGTATTTGAATCAAAAGCTTTACGCTTCTCCTGGTTGGAGACACTTCAGGAACCAAGTTATCACAAGAGATTTAGGTTGTGACTTAGGTATTTCAGGCAATGAAATCGTTGGGAAGATAATGATACATCACATCAACCCAATTACCTACGAAGACCTAATCAACTACAATCCGGCAGTCTTCGATTTGGACAATGTTATTTGTGCTTCGTTTGAAACACATAACACTATTCACTTCGGGTACGAGTATAAAGAACCAGAGGTCATCGTTAGAAAACCTAATGACACGAACCCTTGGAGATAGGAGATTCTTATGGCAGACCCAATTGTACCAGCACTTGAAGAATCGATTCTTAAAACAATTAAGCCTATGCTAGGCGTCAGTGTCTCTGATACTTCCTTTGACATGGACATAATTGTACTTATCAATTCTTCGCTTGCAGTACTAAACCAGAATGGCATTGGTGTGACCGATTATGAGATTATAGGAGACACAGAGGTATGGGCTGATTTATTAGGGGAGACAACTTTGAAGTTAACCCCAATTAAGACCTTTGTATTTTTGTATGTGAAACTCATCTTCGACCCGCCTACAAATTCGTCAATCTTGGAAGCACTTAAGCAACAAAAAGAAGAGACCCTTTGGAGACTAGAAATTATGAGAAAGGAAGAGGTTGTAGAATGATAACACAAGAAGAATACGATTACATGAATGAACTAGCTCATGTCGGTGTCAAAGGCATGAAGTGGGGACACAGAAAAGCAGAAGGACCATCTCTTGGTCGGCGGGCTTTAAACTCAGCTAAACGATTTAACGACAAAGCTAATATTGGTAAGGAGTACCGAAAAGCTAGAAGACATACTCGTAGCGGAATGAAACGTGTATTGGCAGACCCGAGTCTTCAGAAGAAAAACTCAATCATATATGATAAGAAAAGTAAGAATTATACGCTTATCAATAAGAAGGGTGAAAAGAGAGTTTTATCAAAGAAAGAGATGAACAGTGCAAGACGAGCTGACATATTAAAACGTACGGCTCAGAATGTAACATCCGAAGTAGCATTCCAAGTAGGTAAGAAGTATGTAAAACAGTTAATGGCTGATAGGGCAGCATTTGACCCAGGTAAGGCACTTCCCCAGCTAGATTCTTGGGTAGTTGGCGATGCAGATTGGAAATTCGTAAACTAGGAGGTTGCTATGATACATGACAATTTAGAAGATGAATTATCTCACTTTGGTGTCAAAGGGATGCGTTGGGGCCACCGTAAGATGGAGTTCAATTCCGACAAAGTTCAGAAATCTAGAGCTATGGTTGATGCCTCAAAAGGTGGAGTTGATGCTACTAAGACATTAGTGGGACACATGTACAATCGTAAGAAGGGTAAGTATCGTAGAGATGCCTCGTCATATTCCGACGATGAACTCAAAACACTTATCAATCGTATGAACATGGAACAGCAGTTCTCAAACTTAAGTTCCAGCTACACAACCAGAGGTCAGGATAGAATTACAACTATTCTAGACATTGCAGGAGCAACGCTAGCGATTGGTAGCTCTGCAGCTTCTATTGCTCTTGCGTACAAAGCGTTAAAGAGTTAGGAGGAATTATATGGCACTTTCTAATACTGCCACACCAATTTACTATGGCCAATTTCGAGACGCAGTCATTAGAGGTGAGATACCTGTTAACCAAGAAATCTCAATGGAGATGAATCGTATAGATGCCCTGATAGCTAATCCTGGCGTATATTACGACGACTGTGCTATAAACGGTTTCATAGAGTTTTGTGAAAACGAGCTAACATTAACTGATGGTTCAGATGTAATGTTATTGGAGTCTTTTAAACTATGGGCTGAGTCTGCTTTATCATGGTTTTACTATGCAGATAAAACTATTTACAATCCTAAGACACGACGTTATGAGACTAAGACAAAACTAAAAAGGTTAGTGAATAAGCAATATTTGATAGTTGCCAGAGGTGCTGCTAAATCTATGTATGCATCGCAGATTCAAAGTTATTTTCTTACGGTGGACACATCAACAACACATCAGATAGTAACTGCTCCAACAATGAAACAGGCTGAAGAAACTTTAAGCCCTATTCGTACTGCAGTAACAAGGTCTCGAGGCCCCTTATTTAAATTCTTAACTGATGGTTCACTCCAGAATACAACTGGGTCCAAAATGAATCGTCAGAAGCTAGCATCAACGAAGAAGGGTATAGAGAACTTCTTAACAAACTCTCTATTGGAGATACGGCCCATGAGTATCAATAAGCTCCAGGGACTACGTGTTAAAATCGCTACAATTGACGAATGGCTCTCGGGCGACTTACGAGATGATGTTGTTGGTGCTATCGAACAGGGAGCATCAAAACTTGACGATTATTTAATTATCGCAACATCTTCTGAAGGTACTGTCCGTGATGGTTCAGGAGACACCATTAAATTAGAGCTTATGTCCATATTAAGAGGAGAGTATGACGACCCTCATACTTCTATCTGGTACTACAAACTTGATGATATTAGTGAAGTCTCAGACCCATCTACATGGTTAAAAGCCAATCCAAACTTAGGTATAACAGTTTCTTACGAGACAATACAAAGGGATGTAGAAAGAGCTGAGAATAACCCATCTACTAGAAACGATATTTTAGCTAAACGATTTGGCATACCTATGGCTGGCTATACGTATTTCTTCACCTATGAAGAGACACTTCCCCATAGACAACAAAGCTTTAAAGGTATGCCATGTTCTCTTGGCGCCGATTTATCTCAAGGTGATGACTTCTGTGCTTTCACGCTGTTATTCCCTATGGGCGACCGAGGATTTGGAGTTGTTACAAGGAGTTATGTATCTGCTGTTAAGATTACAAAATTGCCTTTAGCTATGCAGCTTAAATATGATGAGTTTATCAAAGAGGGTAGTTTGATTGTTATGGACGATGCTATATTAGACATGAACATGGTTTACGATGACATGGATGAATTTATAGCTAAGCACAATTATGACGTAATAACTTTTGGGTATGACCCATATAATGCCACTCATTTTGTAGAAAGATGGGCACAAGAGAATGGTCCATTTGGAATTGAAAAGGTCGTACAGGGAGCCAAGACAGAATCTGTTCCTCTCGGCGAACTGAAGATATTGGCAGAAGAAAGATTGTTATTCTTCTATCAAGGGCTCATGACATTTGCAATGGGCAATGCTATTACAATTGAAGACACAAATGGCAATCGAAAACTATCTAAGAAACGTGCAAGAGAAAAGATAGATAATGTTGCCGCATTGTTAGATGCATGGGTTGCTTATAAACGTAATCCAGACGCATTTGAATAAACTAAAGGAATCGGAGGTACTCTAACACAATGGGATTTATAAACCGATTACAACATGCTTGGAACGTATTTACGAGTCGAGACCCAACCCAGAATCAGTACTACGGGTATGCCTCCTCAACCAGACGAGATAGACCTCGGTTAACTGTCTATAATGAACGAACTATTATTTCGGCAATCTATAATAGGATATCTCTAGACGTAGGCGCCATAAACATTAATCATGCTCGAGTAGACAAGAACGGTGCTTTTGTAGAAGTTATCGATTCATATTTAAACGAGTGCCTTAATGTCTCTGCTAATATTGACCAATCTGGAAGGCAGCTTATTCAGGACCTTGTTCTGTCTATGTTTGATGAAGGGGCGGTTGCTGTAGTTCCAGTTGAGACAACTATCAATCCAACCTTATCATCTGGTTATGACATAACAAATTTAAGAGTTGGAAAGATATTACAGTGGTACCCAAAGCATATAGACGTCCGATTATACAATGAAGAGCTAGGTGACTTTGAGGACATAAAAGTGCCAAAGGCAACCACTGCTATAATTGAGAATCCGCTGTATGCAGTAATGAATGAGCAGAACTCAACTCTACAGCGATTAATTGCTAAACTCTCATTACTAGATGCTGTAGATAATCAGAGCGGCTCAGGCAAACTAGATATGATAATCCAGCTTCCATTCGTTATCAAGTCTGAAGCTCGTAAGGCACAAGCCGAAGAGCGTAAGAAAGCTATCGAAGACCAGTTGACTAATTCCAAACTGGGTATCGCCTACATTGACGGTACTGAGAAAGTTATACAACTTAATCGGCCGATAGTTAACAACTTGATGGAACAGATTACATACCTTACTGGTGTGTTATATTCTCAGTTAGGTTTAACAGAAGGTGTATTTAATGGCACTGCCTCTCCAGAAGAGATGGTTAACTATTACAATCGTACTATTGAGCCTATCTTAGCAGCTATAGTATGTGAGTTCAAAAGGAAATTCTTAACAAAAACTGGAAGAACGCAAGGACAAACAATCCGCTACTTCCAAGACCCATTCAGATTAGCCCCTGTCGCTCAGTTAGCTGAGCTCGCAGATAAATTTACTAGGAATGAAATTCTATCCTCTAATGAGTTCAGAAACATTCTTGGTTATAAGCCTAGTAAGGACCCTAAAGCAGACGAATTAAGAAACAGTAACATTGCAGCAGCTAAACAGGATGTCCCAAATCAAAATGGGGGTATAGGAGGTAACGATGAACGAGAAGATATTCCGGCAGATAGCTAGAGAGATGGTAGCTAGCTATTCTAATGACAAGCACCCCGATAAACTAGTTACAGTAGGTGATGTATACGTAGTTTGGTGCTGTAAAACATTACAGAACAACAAAGCAATGCTTTCTACGGATGTTCCGGATGGAAGATATTATGAAATTACATATAATGGAGACAAACAGGAATTCTACTTCGATGCATATGTGAAAGAACATAATCAATGCTTTGCTGAATAATAAGGAGGTTACAACAGATGAAACGCAAATTTGATTTTAGTGGCTGGGCTACTAAGAATGACCTTAAGTGTGCTGATGGCCGTACAATTAGGCATGGCGCATTTACAGAAGATGATGGCAAAAAAGTGCCTCTTGTGTGGCAGCACATGCATGACAGCCCGAACAATGTATTAGGGCATGCAGTTCTCGAGGATAGAGATGATGGCGTTTACGCTTATGCTAAATTTAACGATACTGAAATAGGACAGCGTGCCAAAGCATTAGTTAAACATGGCGATATTACATCATTATCTATTCATGCAAATAATCTTAAACAGATTGGCGGGGATGTGATTCATGGTATAATTAGAGAAGTTAGTCTTGTGTTGGCTGGTGCAAACCCAGGAGCAATCATTGATTTCCCTGTATTAGAGCATTCAGGAGAAACTGTGTATGATGAAGCTATCATATTTACAGGCGCCAACCTCAAAATTAGTCATTCATTAGAAGAGGAAGAACTCGACGATGACTATGACTTTGAAGAAATCGACGATGAAGAGGATGACGACGACTTCGACGACTTCGACGACTTTGATGATGAAGACGATGACGACGACGAAGAAGGCCCTAGCATGGAACACTCAGCTGGTGGTAAAACTCTTCAGGAAGCATTTAATGAGTTCAGTGAAGAACAAAAGACAGTTGTGTACGCAATCGCAGGCATGATATTAGAAGACCAGGAAACAGGAGGAGATAACATGAAACATAATGTATTTGAAGGCAAGAAGGAAGAGAAGAACGTTCTTTCTCACGACGCTATGAGAGCAGTAATCGATGACGCAGTCAAAATAGGAACACTTAAAGAGTCAATGCTCCAGCATGGTATTACAGATATTTCTATTCTGTTCCCAGATGCTCAGACATTAACCAATGAACCTTTTATGTACAAGGACCAGAACACTGCTACAGAACAGATTCTTAGCGGCATTCGCAAGAGCCCATTTGCAAGAGTTAAAACTATAATCGCTGACTTAACTCCAGAAACTTGCAGGGCTAAAGGTTATATCACAGGAGCTGAAAAGTTTGAACAGGTCTTTGGTCTGTTAACAAGAAGCACTGACCCACAGACTGTTTACAAGAAACAGAAACTTGACAGGGATGATATTATCGATATCACTGATTTCGACGTAGTAAGCTTCATCAATAGGGAAATGAGAATGTTCCTTAATGAAGAAATCGCTAGATGCGTCCTTAAAGGTGATGGAAGACAGATTACAGATGCTGACAAAGTTAAAGAAGATAAGATTCGTCCTATCTTTTCTGATGTAGACCTGTATACAATCAAAGCTACTGCTGAAGTAGACTCAAGTGATGTTCAGACTTACAAATCTGTTATTACTGCAGCTATCAAAGCTCGTAAAACTTACCAGGGTAGTGGTTCACCAAAAGCTTACATGTCTCCAGACATGCTTGCTAACCTGCTTCTTATGGAAGATGGTTTCGGGCATGCTCTCTACAAAACAGAAGCAGAACTTGCTACTAAGATGAGAGTATCTGGAATCGTTGAAACTTCTTTCATGGGAGACCTTGAAATCCTTATCTGTAACCTGAATGACTACACTCTTGGAGCTAACAAAGGCGGTCAGGTTACTACATTTGATGATTTCGATATCGACTTCAACCAGAATAAATACCTGATTGAAACTCGTCTGTCTGGAGCATTAACTATTCCTAAATCTGCTATCGCTATTACAGTTACTGATACTTTCACAGAAGAATAGTAGGTGACTTATGGCACGATATTCCGGAAAGATAGGCTATGCCATTGGTTCTGAGACGTCGCCAGGAATATGGGAAAGCCAAATAACTGAGTGTGACTGCAAAGGCGACATCATTACAGCAAGACGCTCAAATCAGCAAGGTGAGAATGTTAACGATAACATCGTACTTAACTCAACCTTTAGTGTACTTGGAGATGCATTTTCTTATGATAACTTCTTATTTATCAAGTACATTACATTCATGGGGGTAAAATGGCGTGTAACAGCTGTAGAGGTAGTCCGCCCCCGACTGCTTCTAACTGTTGGAGGTGTATACAATGGCTAGTAGAAGGGAAGACCTACATGATATACTACTGACTCTATGTGACAATGTATATTTCCAACCACCAGACAACATAACTTTAAGCTATCCATGTATTGTGTATAAGCAGGACCGAGTTAAAGCTTTCAAAGCAAATGACAACGCTTACATAATACATGATGGCTACACTGTAACTATTATTAGCAAAACACCGGGTTCTGGGCTCAAACATGATATTCTCCATACTTTCAGTCATAGTTCGTACGATAGATATTTTGTATCTGACTCTTTGAATCACGATGTTTTAGTAGTATATTATTAAGGAGGACTTAAAATATGGCACAGCAGAAAATCGCAGTTGAAAACTTTGGTGCAGATTCAAGACGTGTTCTTGACGCACTTACACCTATTAATGGAGTCGCAGCACCGGCAGTACACGCAGACTATATTGGCCAGATATTCGTAGATGAAGTTCTTGGCGACACTTATATCTCTGTAGCAACTGACTCCGTCTCAGCAGCTGATGACTGGGTTAAATTCGAACTTACAATTCCAGTAGTTAAAACTGGAGCAGGCACACCTGCAGTTCATGCCGACTTTATTGGGCAGATTTATGTTCAGTCTGTAGGACCAGCAATCTTTATTGCTGTAGCGACTGATTCTGTAGCACCAGCTGATGACTGGAAAGAAATGGCTTTTGAACCGCAGGCTTAATTAAACATAAGGAGGAACTAACATATGAGTAAAATTATTTGGGACGAATCTGGTGCCCGTCTTTACGAAACAGGCGTCAAATATGGCGTACTGTATCCACAGAACAATGATGGAACATACCCACTTGGCGTTGCGTGGAATGGTCTTACAGGTGTTACGGAAAGCCCATCTGGCGCTGAAGCAACTCCTTTATACGCAGATGATATTAAGTACCTCAACTTAATGTCTGCAGAGGAATTCGGAGCTACTATTGAGGCTTACACATATCCTGACGAGTTTGCAGTATGCGATGGTTCTGCAGTTCTTGCAGTTGGCGTTGCTATTGGACAGCAGACAAGAAAGACTTTCGGTATGTGCTACAGAACTGCTCTTGGTAACGACATTGAAGGCGATGGCTATGGCTATAAACTTCATCTTATCTATGGTGGTGTTGCATCTCCATCTGAGAAAAGTTACCAGACAATCAATGACTCTCCAGAAGCAATTACGTTCTCTTGGGAAGTTAAGACTACACCAGTAAATGTTACAGGATTCAAACCTACTGCTTCGTTAATAATCGATTCAACAAAGGTTGACCCTACGGCATTAGCAACATTAGAAGACATTCTTTATGGTAGTGTAGGTGTAGATGCTAGACTTCCATTACCAGATGAAATCGCTGCTTTATTCGCTGGTGGTGCTCCTGCAGCATTATCATTATCCTCTATCGTACCATCCGATGACTCTGAAGGAGTTGCGGTTAACTCTAACATCGTTCTTACATTCAACAATAAGATTCAGACTGAGGCTATCGTTGTTACATCTGCAGCAGGTGCTATTGTTGCTGGGGCTAAATCTTGGGATGTTGCTGGAAAAGTGCTTACATTCAACCCAACAGTGGACCTTACAACAGATACAGTATACCTGGTTACAATCGCAGGTGTGGTTGATATCTATGCTCAGACCCTTGCAACAGCGGTTAAGAACTTTAAGACAACTGTATAACATTTTTAGGCCCTCACAATTCAAAATGGGGGCCTATTTTTACAATTAAAGGGTTATCGAAAGGAGATACTTATGTTAAAGAAAACTATCAAATACACAGATTACAATGGTGTTGAAAGAACTGAAGACTTTTACTTCAACCTGAACAAGGCTGAACTTACGGAGATGGAGCTTGCTCATCCAGGCGGATTTACAGTATATCTTGAGCGCATTGCACAGGTGCAGGATTCCGTAGCGATGGGTAAAGTATTTAAAGACCTTATCCTGAAGTCATATGGTGTAAAATCCGATGACGGTAAAAGATTCATTAAAAATATATCAGTCACTGAGGACTTTTTACAGACCGAAGCCTACAGTGAGTTATTTATGGAATTACTCTCTGGTACAGAACATGTACTTGCATTTGTAAATGGCATATTGCCGCCAGTGCCAAAAGAAGCAGTACCAGCTCCTACTAATCTTCACTCTGTATGATAACTATACAGATACCTGCTGGAGAAATGTATGATAATTCGAAAGAAGAATTCATCTTTGTCTTTGAAACAACATTACATCTCGAGCACTGTTTAGTCTCGGTGTCAAAATGGGAGTCTAGGTGGCATAAACCATTCTTGACAAAGGACGAAAAATCTATAGAAGAGTCTGTGGATTATATACGATGTATGACTACGGACCCTGATGTAGACCCAAATGTATACAACTTCATCACACATACTCATATGCAAATAGTAAACGACTATATCGAAGCTCCGATGACTGCTACTGTATTTGGTAAGAGTCAGAATCCTCCTAGTAGAGAAATTATTACATCTGAGTTAGTATACTATTGGATGATTGCTTTATCAATTCCATTTGAATGTCAACACTGGCATTTCAATAGGTTATTAACATTAGTAAATGTATGTAACATAAAGAATCAACCAGCTAAGAAGATGAGTAAAGGTGACCTGATACGACGGAACCAGTCATTGAATGAACAACGCCGTGCGGCTTTGAACACGAAAGGATAGATGCAGATGATACGTTTTCATCAGAAGGGTAAGTTAGAAAAGACTTACAAGTTTTTAGACCGAGCTTCTAGAAATGACTTTTATAGCAGATTACAACCCTATGCTGAGGAAGGCGTAAGAGCATTAGCTAGTGCTACTCCTGTAGACACTGGTAAGACCGCTGCATCTTGGGACTACGAGATTAAAAGGACAAGGGATTCTATAACTATACATTGGACTAATTCTAATGTAGTAGGCAGTTTCCCAGTCGCCATAGCACTACAATACGGGCATGGAAAGAAGGGTGGAGGTTACGTAGCCGGACGTAACTACATAAACCCAGCTATACAACCTATATTTGACAGAATAGCAGACGAGGTATGGAAGGAGGTAACCCGAGCATGAGTAGCATAGACAAACGAGTCGTTCAAATGGAGTTTGACAATCGCCAGTTTCAAAATGGGATAACTACGACAAATGAATCGTTAGAACGACTTAAAAAAGGACTTGACTTAAGTGGCTCCGCTAAGGGGTTAGCAGAACTAGAACGGGCAGGAAAGAGCTTCTCGCTCTCTAGTATTGCATCTGGTGTTGATAACATTGCAAGTAAATTTACCGCACTAGGAATCATGGGTGTTACCGCCTTACAAAGAATTACAAACGCTGCTATTACCACCGGCGAACGTCTTACCTCGGCACTCACAATAGACCCTATACAGCAGGGCTTTAGTGAATACGAAACTAAGATGGGCGCTATACAAACCATATTAACAAACACGGCTAGTAAAGGTACAACTCTAGACGATGTTAACAAGACTTTACAAGACCTGAATGAATATTCAGATAAGACAATCTACAACTTTGCTGAAATGGCTAAGAATATTGGCACATTTACTGCAGCGGGAGTAGACTTGGAAACCTCAGCTACTGCTATTAAAGGTATTGCCAACTTAGCAGCAGGTTCAGGGTCAACATCACAGCAAGCATCAACCGTTATGTACCAGCTTTCTCAGGCGTTAGCCGCAGGCCGAGTAACACTTCAGGACTGGAACTCAGTCGTTAATGGTGGCATGGGTGGCGAGTTATTCCAGAAAGGTCTTAAAGAAACCGCTAAGCAAATGGGTATCGTTGTCGATGAATCGCTAAGTTTTAGAGAGTCTATTAGTTCTGATAATGGAAAAGATAGTTGGTTAACTTCTGATGTACTTCTTAAGACACTTCAGAAATTTGCAGACGACCCTTCCCTTGTTCAGGCGGCTACCCAGGTAAAGACATTTACTCAGTTAATGGACACAATGAAGGAATCCATGCAGTCTGGGTGGGCAACTTCTTGGGAAAACATAATTGGTGGTAAGGAACAATCAACTGCTCTTCTTACAAATATTAGTAATGCATTTAATAACCTTATTGGGCCCTCTACAGATGCTCGTAATGCTATGCTACTGTTCTGGAATACTAATGGCGGTAGAGATGCCGTAATCGAGGGTATTACAAATGCAGTTAAGGGGCTTGCCGCAATTCTCAAACCTATAAAGGAAGCTTTCGATGAGGCATTTCCTCCTATGACAGGAGAACGTTTAGTCGAGTTGAGTATCAAGTTTAGAGAACTGACTGAACACTTCAAAATAGGAGAGTCTACAGCAGCAAAGATTAAGACTACATTTGCAGGACTCTTTTCTGTCATAAATATAGGTATCAAAGTAGTTAAAGCTATTGCTTCTGGACTTGGAATGCTTCTAGATGCACTTCCTGGAGTTGATGGAGGTATATTAGGGGTGACCAGTTCTATTGGGGCATTCTTAACTAACTTGAATAAGTCCTTAGACGCAACTGATTTCTTTGCGGTTCAGTTAGACAAACTTAAGACATCTCTTAGTAACTTGCCAAGTATATTTGACTTATTCTCTTTCTCTGGGAAAGCTCCAGATGCTGTTGTTGCCCTTGGCGAGAAACTCAAAGGTATAATGGATAAGGTAATACCATATCTTGCTAAAGGAATGGATAAGATTAAAGAGATAGACATGCAGAAGGTCTTTGCTATATTTAGCGGAGGTATGTTTGTAGCCATACTCAATAATATTCGTCTATTCATTGGCTCTTTGAAAGATGTTACAGATAATGCAGCATCATTTGGCAGTGGCATAAAAGATATTTTAGGCGGAGTAAAGGATACACTTAAGGCATATCAGACTCAGATAAAAGCTGGTGCGATAACTAAGATAGCTATAGCTATTGGCATATTAGCAGCTTCGTTGTTTACTTTGAGCCTTATCGACCCTAATAAACTTGGTGGGGCAATACAAGCGATTACTGCTTTGTTTGTCGAGTTGGTTGGAGCTACTGCTTTATTATCAAAGATATCTGGTAGTGGAGCTAAATCAACAGCTACAACAATAGCTAGTATATTAGCGATGTCAACAGCCGTATTAATGTTATCTGCAGCTCTTAAGACTATTGGTAACTTAGGCGCTGAAGGAATAGCTATGGGTATTGGTGCTATCGGCGTCTTAATGGGCTTACTTGTCGCAACGGCAACCATATTATCATCAGGCTCAGGTCAAATGATAAAAGGAGCAACAGGATTTGTAGTCTTTGCATTCGCTATTAAATTGTTAGCCGATGCTATCAAAGAATTAAGTACTATGTCAGCAGAAGAGCTTCTTAAAGGCTTGTATGCATTGACTCTTGTCATGACTGAATTAGCTGCTTTCGCACTATTTGTAAACGGAACTGGGTCAATTATGAGTACCGCTGCTAGTTTATATATTATAGCGCAAGCAGTAGGAACTCTAGTCGGCTCTATACGCCAGTTAGGAGAATTGGACCTTACTGTATTAGCCCGTGGTTTATATTCTTTAACTCTTATATTAGCTGAGTTAGCTGCGTTTGCTTTATTTACAGAAGGAACTGGAGGAATACTTGGAACTGCCGCAGGACTATTAATTATGGCAGTATCTATTAGAGTCTTGAGCGGGGCAATAGAGGACCTTGGCTCATTACCATTGAAGACCTTAGCAAAAGGATTAGGCGCTATAACTGCAGCCTTAGTTATATTAGGGGTTGCATTAGTATTCTTGCAAGGAAATATAGCAGGTGCAGTAGCATTAGCAGTCGTTTCGGCGGCATTAATGGGCTTAGCACTTGTACTTAAGGTTATTGGTAGTATGTCTGTAGGTGATATTATTAAATCATTGCTGACATTAGCAGGTATATTTGTTATATTAGGTGTCGCCGCATTAGTATTGACTCCTTTGATACCCGCTATATTAGCATTGGGTGCCGCAATCATACTTATAGGCGCTGGAGCAGTTCTTGCTGGTGCAGGCTTATTAGTTGTCGCTGCGGGTATAGCGGCTGTAGCAGTGGCCCTTACGGCTCTTGGTGCGGCAGTAGTAGTCGTTGTAACATCATTATTGGGCTTGATTCCTCTTATATTAGAAGGATTAGGCAATGCAATTGTGCAACTATGTGAGATTGTAATTGCCACTACACCATTAATTGTAGCAGCGATGTTAGTTCTGGTTGATGGAATATGCCAAGTAATAACTGAAGCTGTACCAAGGTTAGTAATCGCTGGTATGGATATGATGATTGGCGTGCTAGATGGTATTACCTCACGTATAGATGAGATAGTAACCGCTGTAGCAATGTTAATTACCAAATTCTTAGGCGCATTATCTGATAACATGCCAACTGTACTCGACGCTGGTGCTGATTTCATAATTGAGTTCATAAACAACCTGGCGACTACTATATCTGAGCATGACGATGAGTTAATTGCTGCAGTAACTAACTTAATGGGAGCTGTAGCTACTGCTGGTGGTAAAGCACTTGGTAGTGCAATTCCTACATTTGTACAAGCAGGTATGGATTGTATCGGGGGGTTTATAAAAGGATTAGGCTCAGGCTTAAAGAGTGTTGTCGATAAGGCATGGAGTTTAGGTAAGTCAGCCGTTAATGCAGCAAAGAAGGCACTTGATAGTAACTCGCCATCTAAAGAGTTCGAATCTTTAGGTTTATATTCTGACCAGGGATTTGCTTTAGGTATATCTAAGAATCTTGGTATCGTCAAGACATCCGCTACTAATCTGGGTACGACGGCTATATCTGCTTTAACGGGTGCTGTGGGAAACATTTCAGACATCATATCAGGCGATATAGAATTAACACCAAAAATTACCCCGGTAGTAGATTTGGCAAATGTTAATCAAGGTTTAGACTCTGCTTTCGGTGCTCAGCGAGGTTTGAACGTAGGCTCAATTCAAAATAAGACTGCTTCACTTGCTAGAACGAATATCGGAGGACCGGTAACAGAGCCAGCAGGAGATACGAATGTGGACAATGGCGTTACATATAATGTGACAATCAACAATCCGCAACCAGCTCCAGCAGAGACAGACATAAGAAAAACTTTAATGAAATTTTCATACGGCGTGTAGGAGGGTATTATGCAAAAATGGTATTTCAATGGTGTAGACCTTTGCACAAAAGCATGGTATGTAGAGACACTCCTACAAGGCGCTGGTACAACCGGGCTTCGTGGGGATGACATCCAGATGCCTACGAAAGATGGAAAGTTTAGCATCAAGAAGCAGTATAATTCAAGGACTATAACTCTCGGTATGTGGGTCACCGGATTTGACAGTAAAACAGGTCTGGTGCCTACAGGTAAGACAATGGAACAGCAGTTACTTGCTAACATTGATTATCTATGTACTATATTTGGACGGCGTTATACGGGGACATTATTACGAGTGTTCCCAGATGGCGCTGTTAGAAAAGCTACAGTAGAATGCAAAAGCGAAGTTTCATTTGCGTATAAACCTGAAGGATATGCTAAGTTTACAGTAGACTTTGACATGGCAGACCCCTTCTTTTATAGCTTAATAGCTGCTGTAAACACATATCCAATAAGTGCAAGCCCGACATCAATCGTACACACCAATACTGGAAATTCCCCGGTGAAGAAAATCAAAATAACTTTGACAGGACCTTTAAGTTCTCCATATATTGAGTCTTTAACGAACGGGGTATGGTTAGAATATCAAGGTGTTATTAATACGGGAGAGACAGTTGTCATCGATTGTGAAGATTATACTTGTTATAAGGATACGACAAATATGATAGCCGGTATTAGACACGGTGGTGATTATAGTTGGTTTATTGTGGAGCCAGGTGTAAACAATCTTGTAGTAACTAGTAGTTCAACTGGAGGCTCAGTAAAAATAGAGTACTATCCAGCATATTTTTAAAGGAGGCGTAACTTATGCCATATCCAGCAGTAGGCAATCGCCGTATGCCCTTTGACATTGATGGCACGGCAGTAGGAACACGTATTTGGGATAGTGTAGATGGTCCAATAACAAGTATATTTCCATTAGGAGTTCAGACATGGTTAACCGGTGCTCAGCAAATAGGGCTAAATAGCGAGTTAAAAACACATATGTTCGGGGATGGTACCCAGAGGAACTTTGCTTTTTGGTTCTTCTTCCCAGAGAAGAGAACGGTAACAAATATCGGGCTTCTTTGGACATCTGAGGATTATAGAGGTCTCGAATCTATGAGTATTCAGGGGTCAGCGGATAGTGCTAATGGGATGGATGGAACTTGGGAAACAGCGGTATACACAGAACCAGCATATAATACCGCATCTGACTTTTGGAGAAGTGGTATATTTAATGTTACATTTACTAACCCTGTAAAAGTTCTCAGAATTGGGTTTAAATCATCGAGTTCTGCCTTGGCACTTGCGCCTAGATTTAAAATACATGCAGTACATGTGTATGGTAGAAAATATACCGGAGAGACACCCGATGATATCTTATTCTGTGACACAGATGGAAATGAATTTACCATATTAAAGGATTTTGGAGATAGACCAGAAGGTACTACGGATTATTTCTCATTTAAGTTAAAGAATGCAAGTTTGGATAAGTTGGCGAGTACAATAAATGTTCAGATAATCCATTCAGACTTCTCGATATCATTATCTGAGTCAGGACCCTGGAGTTCTTCACTTGATATTTCCTCGATTGCAGCAAATTCATTATCCGCAACAATTTATGTTAAAAATGAGTTGGCTCCACCATTATTGACACTTGGGCCAAAAGCTACTAAAATAATAGCCACTGTAGGAAGTTGGGTGGGATAGGAGGTCTAAATGAGAAATGTGTATACGTTAACAGCACCCTCAGTAGGTGTATATGACAAAACAAACACTTTTTCGGTTCTGTATAATGCCTATATCCAAGAACTTTCTGCAGATTTGGCATCAGGTACGCTTAATCAAACGGTTATTTCCGGAGGTGGGCTGTCTTTAGCCCCTACAGGGACTGGCGTTACAATTTCTGAAGACTTTGAAGACTCAACATATAATGTAACTATATCTGGAGATTGGACTAGACAGGCGAAGGCGCACGGTGGTTCGTATGGATTAGCCAGCTCAAATAAGGGTGTTCCAAATTCACATTCGTATGCATATGTAGATTTCACTGTACCAACTGATGCAACTGTGTCTTTTTGGCTTTATATATCAAGTGAGAATGGGTACGATTACTGTACGATACTTCTTGACGGTGTACAGAAAGTTAAAAGGTCAGGCTCACTTGGCTGGGTTCAAGAATCATATTCTGTTACAGCAGGTACACATCGATTATCATTTGACTATTCGAAAGATGGAAGTAGTAATGTTGGAGACGATTTAAGTGCGATTGACGATTTATCAATTGTAGTCTCTAGTTGTGTATATCTTACTGGAGATAGAAAAAGTCCAGGGTATCCTTTAAGAGGTATTGCAGACGTAAATAGTACGTTATCTTGGACAACTATAATACCATCTGGGTGTGCTATTCAAGTTAAGACAGCAGTTACAACCAATAGTACGCCTCCAGCAGATGGGGATTATACAGTTGCAACTAGCGGTTCTTTACCGCCAGGCATATCAGTAAGTGATGACCTTACAGGAAAATATCTTTGGATATGGGAACTGTTATCTACTAGTAGTGATTTGGCAACTCCGACATTACTTACTGTAGAATCAGGTTTGCAACAGGTAGTTGCTTCGCCAGTATATCCAGCTTTAGTATTTGATAGAGTAAATCTCCCAGACTTTCCTACACCTTTTAAATTCACAACAGACCCATCAGCAGGTATATATTCAGGAGAGACAGAAGATTGGGAAATCTCACTCGACCATGGATTCTGGACATGCTTTGCTGAGTATAATGGCGTACGGTCAGTTCCTGTTACAATCCAGATACACGAAGTTGAGTCTAGGTGGTTATATCTTGTAGAGAATATTGCAAAGTATCTTCCGAAACCAACTCATGGTTTATATCTGTTTGAGAACATCGCTAAATATATGCTATGGACTAAGAAGCGTGCTCTGTACCAATACGAAAATATAACATTAGACCCACCATTTCCTACCTTGTATAGCTTGTCCCAAACAAGAGCAACTAGAGGTAGCCTTATTACTTTAACTGGTACAGGCTTTGGATACAAGTTCGACTCTGATATAGCTAATCAGGATAGGTTCCTACGAGGCTATGGTGGACTTGTATACATCGGTGACGTTATATGTAACATTGTATCATGGTCTTGGACTCAGATAGTATTTCAAATACCAAATGAGGCAGTAACAGGCGCTGTAAAAGTTGAATTAACTGTGCCTACATTGCGTGAGAGTAATGTAATAGGTTTGGAAGTTATAGGTATAGAACCAACAGATGTAGGTTTGGAAGTATTTCTTTGTGATAGGAATAACCCAAATACCATTATTTGTCAGCTAGGGAATTCAAGAGGCAGGTCATTTCAGACGGAACTTAATTCAGCAGGAAGTGGGCAGTTATCTATAAGTAAATATGCTGTTTCTCCTATAGCCTTAGCGAATATCCGAGAACAGAACTTTATATTGTGCAAACTCAGAGGGACCCCGGTATTTAAATGGATTATTGAGACTATAAAGCCTAATTACGTTGACATACAAGGTCAAGGCATACTTACAATTCAAGGTCGTGGTGTACTTAGCATGCTTGAATGGGCCGCAATATATCCTGAAGACATGATAAATATAACAACAGCAAGAGAGTTTACAGGATATGCAGGAGCAATTCTTAGGACGCTTCTACTTGAGGCCCAGGCAAGAGGAACGTTAGCTGGCGTTAATATCGATTGGACCGCAACAGAAGATAGTTTAGGAAATCCATTTACTGACGCAACATCAATATCATTTCATATAGGAACCCCATTATCAGAGGTAGCTTATAAGTTCTCAACTGGTTTAGGCATGTTCGATATTGAAATGACGCCAGACTTACAGCTTAGAATTTATAAGAGCAAAGGTGAGGACCTGCACGAAACAGTATCATATTGTCCAGGGCAGGCAATGATTGAACACTCAATCGAAACTGACGCAACAAAAGTTGTAAATGAAGTAATTGTAGAAGGCGCAAATGGTGAAGTTGCCATATCTACAGCAGCAGAAGGAGTAGCAGACTGGGGGCGACGAGAAGGATATTTACAGGCACGGAATATAAGTGCCGGGCTTTCTGAGTATGGTCAATTATATCTTAACAAATATAGTACGGCTGTATGGGGAGTTTCTGGCACCGTGCTTCCTTATGTAGATAAACAAGGACGTAAACTTGTGCCTTTCGATAGTTATTTCTTGGGTGACTGGATTAATTGGAGTGTTCCGCCAGATGGTGCTGATGTATTTGGTTTCGAAGCAAGTCTCCGTGTAAAAAGTATAACATATACCGAAGACGAAGAAACAGGAGCTCCTTATTTTGCGCTTGACTTGAATAATGTTATGCTTGAGAATGAAATCAAAACAAAGCAGGCAGTTGAACGGCTAGCTTCGTATACTTCAGGCGAATCGATGTCTAACCCAAGTGTTGATTCCGGGGTATCTCAGGAAACATTCAACGACCATACCCATACACATTCACTTCTTGAGGATTTGGACAATGATGACCATCCACAGTACTTAACAGAGGAACGACATGATGGACTTGAACATTCTGGTATTCAAAGAGTATCAAGCTTAAAAGCAAGTGGCGAAGACGCTCTTATTGGCGATGTAACACTCGCTGCGGGGTCTGGTATATCCTTGTCGCAGACTGACGAAACACATGTAATAACAATTACTGCAACTGGAGATAGTGCGTATGAAACAGCCCAACTTGGTGGATATTCTGGTACGGAAGTAACTTTTCAAATAGATTTAGCATCTATTGAAGGATTAGCCGATGCGATTGACGCTATTGTTGGGGTTTAAAATGGAGGTGGTAACGTGAGCATTGCAACAGCATTGGCAAATTTAGATGCAAAAAGAGATGCTTTAGCGGCTAACCTGAATACGATGGGTGTAACAGCATCTAATACAGAAACTCTTGTCGAGTTAATCTTGAAGGTGCTGGACATCCAAACCGGTGAAGGGTATAATACATCTGATGCAACCGCAATAGCATCTGATATACTCGAAGGTAAGATAGCATACGGTGTATCAGGAAAAATAACTGGTACCCTGAAAGCTTCTGAGTCAAAAATAAACTTTTTTAAATTTAAGAATCTTGAGGAGTTTGAAACCCTCTCAAATATCTTATCACCATCGTAAAGGAGGGGACTAAATGGCTAATAGTTATTTTGCAATCGGTCTTACATCAAGTATTGCAGAAATAGCTGCGGCATTGACTGCTAAATATTCCAGTGGCGTAACAATACATTATACCAATACAAGTTATATTGTATTTACATGTCCTGCAATTTCGAATAAGGTTATAAAAATATATGCTCCGGGGAGTAGTAACACTCCTTATGTATATTATGGGGATGCTTGGACCTCAACTACGACAATAACAAATCAGGTTGTATTTACAGGCTACCAATCTGGAACATGCTCTGGAATTCAGCTTGTCCTCGGCACGAATTTTATGTTTTTTCAAGCATTTAGTTCTGCTGTAGTAATAGTTACAGCATTAGTAGGACAACTATCAAATGGGCATTTTGTCTGTATTGGCGGTATAGGTACCTCAAACGCCGGATATACAGGAAGTACAATTGGCAAAGATATTACAGAAAATGTAGATGCCGCAATTATAACTTTCGCAACAATTGAAATAGGAATGGATGCAGATGGATATTTATATAAGAGACCTGTTCGTTTTAAACGAGTGGGGGGCGTTTATGAACTTAATTCTGACGGTACCTTTGCTACTATCGATGGACTTGAAACAGTGACCTATGAGACTTCAAATAGCACATATCTTGCTACGGCTGACTATTTTATGAGTAGTACTGGAGTTTTCACGCCCAATGTTGGTTGGCAGATTAGTACATGCTTATATATACCATTATAATCGCCCTCTCTAACCTAACCCCTTAGAATATATACTCGAATATCGCATTGGAGGTGACGATTAGTAGGGTCCCTAAGGGGTCTTTCATTATATATATCTACTTCTTAGAAAGGAGGTCGATAATACATGGATAATGAAATGACGGAAATTAAACTAGCATTGAACGACTTGAAAAACAAACTTAATGACACCGAAAGACGACTAGTTGAGCAAGAGCATAAATCGGATACTCTCAACACCTTAGTTATATCTGTGAAAGAATTGGCCATTAACATGAGCAATATGTTAGAGGCACAGAAAGAAATGTCATGCAGATTAAAAAAGGTCGAAGATAAACCGATGATACGTAGTGAAACTATTGTGAATACCATTATTACAACAGTGATAGCGGGAGTTGTAGGCTACATGTTGGCATCTATGGGTATATTTTAGGAGGATGACATATGAGTTGGTTGAGAGAGTTCGTCAATGCTTATGGTTTACAAATTGCAATGGCTATATTTACAGCTATCGCAGGTTTCTTAGGTACACAGCTTAAACGTATTGTCCAGAAATATGTGGATGATAAAACTAAGGCAGACGTAGTAAGAACGGTAGTAAAGGCTATGAGGCAGGTCTACAAGGATGCTGATGGTTCTACAAAATATCAAATGGCAGTAGAGAATATTACTGAGATGCTTAACTCCAAAAACATCTCCATCACTCAGTTAGAAATAGATATGCTGATTGAGGCCGCAGTCGATGATTTCAATTTACATTTTACAGGCACCGAGATAACAGCGGAAGTAGGTGAGACAGTATGAGAGACATTACAAAGCTACATCCAGAAGTTCAAACTTTAGCATACAAACTTGTAGAACAATGTGCAAGCCAGGGGGTAAAAATAAAGATAACTGATTGTGTCCGTACAAAAGCGGAGCAGGATGCTTTATATGCCCAGGGTAGAACTACTTCTGGCGATACAGTTACGAATGCACGATATCCTCAAAGTAATCATAATTGGGGCATTGCATTCGATTTCTGTCTTGAGATGGACATTGATGGTGACGGAAAAGTGTCTGATGATGCATTCAATAACTCTACAGCTATGTTCGATAAGGTAGGACGCATCGCAATATCCTTAGGTTTAATCTGGGGTGGAAATTTCAAATCATTCAAGGATAGACCGCACTTGGAGTATGTTAAATTTGGTGATTGGCAGGATTTACTTACTGAGTTTAAAACACCAGAGGCATTCTTTGCAACATTTAATAACACCAAGGCACCAGTAGCTCCTACACCAACGTTAGCGCATCATGTGGGAGAGCATGTTATATTTAGTACTTGTTATAAGTCTTCTACTGACCCTATTTCGCTGCATATTCCAGCGACGAAACTGAGTAGGAATCATGGGCTTATTACTAAGATAGTTCCAGGCGCTCCAAATCCATATTTACTCGACGATGGTCTTTGTTGGGTGAATGATGGTGATATTCGAGGACCTTATGTGATGAATAGTGAATTCCCATATAATGGCGTATGCACTGGAGACCATGTAAATATACGTACTGGGGCAGGAAAAGAGAACCCGTCCTTATGCCAAATTAATACGGGACAGAAAGTATCAGTGCTAAGTAAAAAAGAAGATTGGTTCAAAATAGTGGCTAGTGGTACAGTAGGATATACGCACAGCAAATATATCAGCAAGGTATAAGGAGGACTCGATGAAAAAACTATTTATATCACAACCAATGCGAGGAAAGACAGAAGATGAAATACTAGCTATTCGTAAGCATGCAATAATCGAAGCTGAGATTTTACTTGGAGAAGAGGTTGAGGTATTAGAGACATATTTCGACGATTTCTCACCGTTTGCGCCACCACTTGAGTACTTAGCCCGTTCGATTGAGTTCTTATCAAAGGCAGACTATGTATATTTTGCTCATGGGTGGAATGAGACAAGAGGTTGTAGAATCGAGTATGAGTGTGCTGTTGAGTATGATATTCCGATACTTCGATAAGTCGCAGAAAAATCACAGGCTATAATGAAGAGATTAAACCATATCTTGAAAGGAGAGGGTTATTTATGAAAACCAAACGAGTAATCAGGAGAAGAAATCAACTTGATAAGGAGATAGCTAAACTAGAAAAGAGGTTAGGACAAATTGATATTCATGACAAAGAGTTTAAAGTAGTTACTGATGCTTTAGAAGTACTCTATAAGCTTAAACAGTCTAAGAAAGGCGGTTTAAACCAATTAGATGCGAATAAGGTATTAGCAGCTGGGGTAAACATTACAGGAATACTATTGATTCTAAACTATGAAAGGTTAGGTATTGTCACTACCAAGGCGATGCAATTACTGATGAAAGGAGGAGGCGTGTAATCACGCCCTTTCTTTTTTGCCCATTTCGCAATTTTAACACACCCTATAATGAAGAGATTGAATATGTTTCCAAATTTGAAAGGAGAATTATTATGATGTTATTTGATGAAGAACTTATGGGTCTTATAAAACGCAGAGACGAATTGGTTGCTAACTTTGGATTAGTAAAGGAGGCTTGTAGACAGGATGGTAATACACCGGAAAGGATGCTAGCATTGGCATTACTAGATATTGAAGCAAACCAAATTAATGCAGATTTAAAGGCATATAGGAAAAAGTCAAAAGAAAAAATAATAAGAGAATTGGAGGAATTGAAGAAACTTATGGAGTCAATGGACGATGAGGATTGAGGCGCAAGCCTCTCCTCTTTTGTTTCGCAATCTAAGCACCCCCTATAATGAAGAGGATGTTAAGAAAGGAGGATTATTATGAACCAGGAAAAACATTTAAAAAAGGCTTTAGTTATCGGTACTGTTGTAGTAACCGTTGGTTGTGTTGGAGGCTTATGCGTAGTAGCGTATAGGTTTGGATACATCGATGGAGCGGCGTCAGTCGTAACCAAGACGATTAAAGATGGCACAAAGGGATTTGTAAAAGTAACTACATTTTAATACCTGTTTACAAGGGAAGAGCAAGTCTCTTCTCTTTTTGTTTTTGTAACCATATCTTGAAAGGAGAAATTATCATGAAATTAAGAAAAGCGGAATTACCAAGAAGAATCAGAAAGACCAAGGGGGAAATTGCAGCATATATTCACGAGTTTGTAGAGTCAGGAAACTCATGCGCAGAAGTTATGGGCTGGGAAAAGGAATACAAAACAGTTCGTACCTGTTATGCGGAGTTCAGAAAGAACATATTCTTAGAGAAGCTTGAGAACCGAATTGGGGTTAGAACATACGACAACCGTATGTATATTTACGACATGGATAAGGTTAAAGCAGAAGATAAAGGAATCGATGATAAAATGAAGACAATATTACACAGAAGCGGACGTTATCCTTGGGCTGAGAGGAAAGAAGAAACTGTAACAACTGGTACACTAAGCGACTTAATGCCTGGAGAACAGCAGGAGGAAGAACCAACATTACGAGATGTGCATGCAAAAATTAAGAAAGAAAGAAAACAGCGTATTAAAAAGGAAGCAATAAAGAAAGATGAGGTGCTTAATGAAGAATCAAACGATATTTAATGTCTTACTTGTAGGGTTTGTAATCGTGTATGTAACCATATTCATACCTTACATCTACAAGAATGACACGAAACCCAGGGTACATGTTGTAACGATTACCCCGGTTAATATTACGTTTGAGCAAGAGGAACTCCCGCAGATAATTGAAGAGGCAACGCAGGCAGAAATATTAGAACAACCAGTAGACGAACCGAAATTAAGTGACAGCGATAAAGAACTATTAGCAAAATTAGTACATGCAGAAGCGGGGAACCAACCAATCGAGGCTCAGATAGCAGTAGCAGAAGTAGTATTAAATCGGGTTAGTAGCCCTTTATACCCATACACAATTAGCGACGTTATTTATGACAGGAAATATGCAGTGCAGTTTAGCCCCACCGCAAATGGGGCTTTAGAGAAATCTGTACCTACAGTTGAGAACTATGAGGCAGTAAATATAGCATGGCAGAATGATGATTTAGAACCTGACAATATGCTATTCTTTACATCTAATGGATATTTAAGAGGATACAAGCCATACCAGACAATTGGCGATATGTACTTCTCTTTGTACGAATAGGAAGGAGAAATTATATGCATCCCAAAGTATTAGCCACTCAGAAAGTAGCGAAAATGGTAGCAGTAAAAGCTAAGGCAAAAGCACCTTTATTATTAATGATAGGTGCAACAGTAGGATTGGGGGTAACTATAGGTTGTGCAATTGAGAATACTAAGACCTATATGAAAACTTTAGATAAGAAAATGACTAAAAGACAGAAATTCGTAAAGATACTAAAAGTATATTCACCAACAATTATAGCCGCAACGTTTACTACATCCTGCATTATAGGTGGACATCAGGTATCTATGAAACGTAATGTCGCACTTGCTGGAGCGTATAAGTTATCAGAGGAAACACTTAAAAAGTATAAAACGAAATGGGCAGAGCATGTCCCAGAAAAAAAGCGTAAGGAATACGAAGAAGAAATCATTAGAGAAACTCCTGGATTTGCAGATGTGCCAGAATGGACAGACACTGATGAGAAAGGATTAGTACTTTGCTTTGACTTACGTTCTGGACGATATTTCAAAACCAATCTCAATAAAATAGAGAAAGCACAGAATGAACTGAACAGACTTCTTATAGATGAGATGTATGTCTCTCTTAACGATGCATATTGCGCACTCGAAACTGAAACTATAGGATTAGGAGACGACTTAGGTTGGAATGTTGACGATGGACTTGTCGACTTTGTAGTAGGTAGTATGGTAACCGATGCTGGTCAACCGATACTTACGTTGGATTTCAGGGTGTGGCCTCGCCCCAAGTATTATTAGTTCGCAATATTAACACGTGCTATAATGAAAGAGATATACGTAGCTCAAAGGTGTGAGCGTCAGTTAATTACCAATCCAATGGTACGACTGAAGAGTCAGGTTCGAATCCTGAACGTATCTCTTTTCGTTTCGCATATTTAACACATACTATAATGAAACGAATCATTTAAAAATTAAAAGGAGATGTTTATTATGACACGTAAAACTAAGAAAGTTATATTTGGAGCAGGAGTTTCTATTACCACAGGTTTAGGTTGTGGAGCATTAGCAGGAGTAGTTATGGTAAAAACGTTACCATTGATGTCAAACCCATTATTAAAGGTTGCGACAGTGATAACATTAGAACTAGCAGCTACAACTTGCGCAGATGCAATAACCAAACATTGGATGGAAGCAGTTGACCAAGTATTCCCGGACTACAGAGACGTACCACCAAAATGGAACACTGACTATGATGAAGAATGGCACGGTTAAAATAGATAGGGGGATTAACACTCCCCTATTTGTTTCGCAATATTAACACGTGCTATAATGAAAGAGAAAGAATTATTTCTAATAAGAAAAGGAGAGATTAACTATGATTAAAAATTTATTAACTAACAAGAAACTTATTGGTGTTGTTGGCGGTATCTTAGTAATGGGAGGAGGATATTTAGTATCCAGACTGTTCGTTACAGAAGAAAAAGCTGATGAAGAAGTAGAGTGGAATGACGAGTTTGATGAAGGACCAATCGAAGAAGACGAACCAGAAGACTTAGACGAAACTGATGAAATCTAAATCAAGAGGAGAGGGGTTCACAGCCCTTCTCTTTTTTTCTTAAGAAAGGAGAATAGGCATGGATTACACTAAACAACCACGCAAAGCTGCTAAGGAATCAACCGAACGAGTAAAGCGAAAAGTAGTGGTTAAAGGAAAAGCCACAAGGAAACCCCGCTCTGTTGGAAAGAGATTATTTGATACATTTGTAGGTTCAGACGCACCAGACATGAAAACATTTGTAGTAGAGGATGTTGTTATACCCGGAATAAAGAACATGATTAGTGACTCAGTATCTACAGTATTGGATACTTTAAAAGATACAGTTGAGATAGCTATATTTGGAGAAACTAAGAAAAAGAAAGGTTCTAAGTATACCTATACACCATATTCTAGTTACTATGATAACCAAAGGTCTAGCAGGTCTGAGTCAACAGTATATAGACGCAAGTCTAACGAAGTAGAGACTATCATATTTGACTCTAAAGAGGACGCTAAAGAGGTTATAGCGAATCTTGTAGACTTAACGATTGATTTTGGAATGGCTTCTGTTGCTGATTATTATGACATGGTAGACCAAGATGCAACGGTTACTGATAGGAATTATGGTTGGTTTAACTTTAAGCATGGTCTGGAAGTAACTCGAGTTCGTGAGGGATACATCATAAATCTTCCTAAACCAGTAGTCTTAGAATAGAGGTGCTATATGGGAATTAGAGAATTTGTATGTTTTATAGACTCAGTACTTGACACTACAATGGATAAATTACCTGTAAAGAGGAATGGGATTTTGTATTGGGTATTTTATACTTGGTATAACTTCCTGTTCTATACGTTAGGTCTTGTCCTATGGATATTCTTTAATGTTAGGTATGTTCTTAGCTTTTGTGTAGGATATATTGTCGCATTTATAACGACCATATTCTATATGATGAGAAAGGAAAAGTGATGTATGAACTTATTAGAATGCAGTTTAAAATACAACTTGAACATAACTATCACCAGAGAATTCAAAGGAACTAGGATTAAAGCTATCGACCCGAAACATAATTGGGCTTTTACAAAACAATATACAGATGAGGATATGCACTTTCTTACCCGCAAATCAGTACGAGTTGAGCAATTAATCATACGGGATATTCTTTGGGCAAGAACCGTAGATTTTGCAGAACAGGAGCCTAAATGAAAGCATTGTTCAAAGAATTATTGGACGATATGTATGAAGTTTTAGAGGCATTTTGTATAAAGAACAATATAGGAATGGTAGGAAGAAAGCTGTTATATTGCGCCGGTTTTATAGGAGTATGTCTGGCAATGCTCATAGGTTCAATATATGCAGTAGCTATGATAGTATTTGAGAACTTAATAGACCGAATAAATAATGGTAGAAAGGAGTGATGCAGTAAATGAATTTTTTAGAATGTGCAGCAAAATACAAAATAAATATTGAGCAGGCATTTGATGCTCCTACAGATAGTATACGAGTTAAGGCTATATCACATGACCATACTCGAGCTTGGACACAAAAATACTCGATGTGCGAGCTGATGTTTGTAGGTGCACCTGGCGTGTATGAGGAAATTATAGTAGAGAAACTAATAAAAGATATGAAATTAGAAGAGGAGAATTAATATGAAACAATTTATAGTACCACAACCAATTGCAAGAGGAGTAATGAAAGTAAGAAAAGCATCACCAGAAATATTATTAGTACTTGGACTCGCAGGTATGGCAACAGCCGGCGTTATGGCAGTAAAAAGGAAAAAGGCACTCGATGAAATTCTTGACGAAACAGATGAGAAGCTTGAGAAAAGCCGCAAAGTAGCAGAAGACCCAGAGGCAGTTGAGTATACAGATAAGGAAAGAAGACAGCATATTTTCTATATGAAAGCGGAATGTGGTTGGAAGATATTTAAACTTTATGCACCAGTAGTTGGAGTAGCAGTGCTGTCAACAGGTATGATTATCGGTAGCCATGTTATTCTTAAGAAACGTAATATAGCTTTAGCAGGAGCGCTCAAGATTTCCGATAGTGCACTTAAGAAATATCGTGAGAGAATTAAAGAACATGTAGGTGAGGAAGCAGAAAAAGATTTGTTTCGAGGGTTCAAAAGAAGCACCAAGACACGTGTTTCAGATGAGGGAGATACGATTGAAGAAGAAGTGTACGAAAAGTCAGACGTCGATTTTTCACCTTACACGAAATTCTTTGACAGTGCGAGCGACGAGTTCGTCAAGGGTGACCCGGCGTATAACATTGCCTTCCTCAGAGCACAAGAAGAACATTTTACTCGAGTATTAAATGTAAGAGGACATGTTATTTGGAATGAGGTATTAGATGCTCTTGATATTCCTGGAGACTTCCCTCTTGGTCATATGGCAGGTTGGGTAAAAGGCTTAGGAAATGACAAAGTTGACTTTGGTATATTCATACCAGAAAATGGCAACGGCCGTGCTATTAATGGTTATGAGGATGTTGTGTTCCTTGAGTTCAACTTAGACACTACTAACGTACTTGAGCATCTGTGAATGTCAGGACTTGATTGTAAGTTGAGTACAAACGGATACTATCTATATTGAAAGGAGAGTTATTATGAAATCTAAAGTGTTATGTTTCATCGCAGGTGTTGCCATTGGCGCCCTTGCATATCATACTGTATTGCATATGTATTATGAAGTAGAAAGAGAGGATGAGGAAGATGTTAAGGACGTTAAGAAAGAGAAGACAACAAAAGAAGATACTAAAGGAAATGAGGAAGTTGTTGAAACTCCTGAAGAAGTGGACCCAGAGGAAGAAGTAAAAGAAGAAAAAGTTCATATTATTGGACTAGACGAATTTGAGAAACGTGACGCCGGATATGAACAGGTAGTTCTATATTACCACGTACATGATGACACTCTTGTAGACGAAGCGGACAATGTATTACATGAGGAACTTTGTTTCCCTGGGGTGGACTTGAGCCATATGGCTGAGACATCTTCCCAGACCAGTTGGTTCATTCGGAACAATGAAGTCGAAATTGACTACGAGGTTATTGTACTGCAGAGCGACTATTCTGCATTTGATGAGGAGGACTAATCTATGGATAGAAAGCGTCATAAAGCTGTTATTCTAAGTCCGGAACAACATATTGAAAACTACATTTATTGGCTGCGCACTGGCGTGGCCTTTGATGCTCCAGAGCTAGACAACCTTGCGTATACGTTATTTAATATTGACTATACTTACACACATCCTATGGACGAAAATAGAGAACAGGACGCCTTCGCCTTACGAGTTTCATATTTTGATGATACGTTATTTGTACTTGAAAAGCCGGTTTCAGTACTCGAAGTGTTAGTAGCTTTAGCGCAAAGAGTGGACTTTCTATGTTGGGATTACTCAAAAGGTAGTCGTGCTGAGGTATGGTTTCAGATGTTTATCGAGAATTTAGGACTACTTGAATGTAAGAACGAGCGACAAATCATTGAAAATTGCAATGTATTTATGTATAGAGCATACGATGATTACGGAAATGGCAATGTTTTTACACTCGAAAAACCAAAAAAGGATTTCGCCAAAATTGAAATTTGGTACCAGATGGCGGAGTGGTATACTCAAAATGAAGACAAAATTTAATAAATTGAGGCAAAAATGGTCAAAAAGGTACCAAAGTACCAGTTTTTTATATACTTTTCAAAACTTCTATAAAAAAAAATATTATATATACACTTTATAGAAAAGTTTTGGCGAATAAGAAAAAAAGGTACTTTTGGTACTTTTGGTACCTGACGAGTGATTAGCACCGAGAAAGGAGACATAATTGGATTTTGTAACTATAAAGACAAGAACCATTGGTAAACGTCTTGATATCTACCCTGAGTTTAAAGTTAGCAAAACAAAAGACATTATGATTCGGGGTAAGAGCTTCTATGCCATTTGGGATGAGGAGAATAATAGATGGTCTACTGATGAATTTGATGTAGCCAGATTAGTCGACCAAGAGATATTCAAATACTACAAAAGTTGTAATGCACCTGGAGCGAATATTAGATTAATGGCTGACTACTCTAGTGGTAGTTGGGAGAGTTTTAGAAAATATGTAGCGAGCGTTAACAACTGTTACAAACAACTTGATGAGCACCTAACCTTTGCGGACACAGAGACAACAAGAAAAGATTATTCAACAAAGCGCTTACCATATTCTATAGGTAAAGGCCCAATTACCAATTATGAAAAATTGATAGGCACTTTGTATGACCCAGAGGAAAGAGAAAAAATTGAGTGGATTATCGGAGCTATACTTTCTGGAGATTCTAGGTTCATCCAGAAGTTTGCAGTATTCTTTGGCAAAGCTGGTTCAGGTAAATCCACAGTTCTTAATTTGGTTCAACAATTATTTGAAGGGTACACTGCAACATTCGAAGCGAAAGAACTAGTAAGTTCAAACAACATATTTGCTACTGAAGCATTTCGTACAAACCCACTAGTTGCAATTCAACATGATGGGGACTTATCGAGAATTGAAGATAACTCGAAACTTAATTCTATTGTATCTCATGAAGATATGATTATGAATGAAAAGTATAAGTCCTCATATACAAGTCATGTTAATTGTTTTCTGTTAATGGGAACAAACAAGCCTGTTAAGATTACAGATGCCAAGTCTGGTATTATCAGAAGATTAATTGATATTAGACCAAGTGGTAGAAAGATACCATATTCAGATTATATGACATACACAGCAAACCTAAAATTTGAGTTGGGTGCGATAGCCCAGCATTGTCTGGATGCCTATCGAGATAGAGGCCCACAGTACTATGAATTATATAGACCTATACTTATGATGGAACAGACTGATGTCTTCCATAATTTCGTATTAGACAACTATGATATATTTGTAGAGCAAGAATTCGTTACCCTTATGGGAGCTTTTGAACTATACAAGACATATTGTGATGAAAGTCTTTTAGAATTTAAGATGCCCAAGCACAAATTTAGAGATGCGTTGAAATCATATTTTAAAGAGTTCTATCCACAGAAAAAAGTTAATGGAGAGAATATTAAAAATTGCTTTGAGGGATTTCGAACAGAGCTTTTCATTTCTCGTCTAGAACCAATTACACTTCCAAAAGTATTATTGATGGAAGATACAGAGTCTATGTTAGATACAGAATGCTCTGACTGTCCTGCGCAGTATAGCAATGAAGATGAGACTCCGATAAAGGGATGGGATTATGTAACAACAACCTTAAAGGATATTGACACAAGTAAAGTGCACTATGTAAGAGTTCCAGAGAATCATATAGTGATAGATTTTGACATTAAAGATGACAAGGGGAATAAATGCTATGAGAAAAATATCGAAGCCGCCAGTAAATGGCCCGAAACATATTCTGAAATTAGCAAAGGAGGCAATGGAGTCCATCTTCACTACATTTATAGTGGTGATGTTGATACTCTTAGTCGCATATATGATACAGATATCGAAATAAAGGTATTCAAAGGTAAGTCCTCTTTACGAAGAAGATTTACAAGATGTCATAATGCTCCCATTGCTATCCTTAATAGCGGCTTACCATTGAAAGGGGATAAGATGCTAACAAAACAAGGGTACGAAGCAATAACAAATGAAAAAGCAATAAGAACCATAATAACTAAGAATCTTAATAAAGAATACCATGGTGCTACCAGACCTAGTATGGACTTTATTTACAAAACATTAGAAGAAGCATATAAGTCCGGAATCAATTATGATGTTAAGGACTTGCGACCACAGATTTTATATTTTGCAACTAATAGCTCTAATCAGGCAGACTACTGTATTAAGCTAGTAGGTAAGATGCATTTCATGTCTGAGAATAATACAGAAGAGTTTCCCGAAGTAGCCCCCGCAAGTGAGGATTTAGTATTCTTCGACGTTGAGGTATATCCTAACTTATTTGTAATTGTATTTAAAAGACAGGGTAAGGTACCAGTCAGGTTAATCAATCCAATGCCTGCTATGATTGAACCATTACTCAAACTTAAACTCGTTGGGTTCAACTGTAGAAGATATGATAACCATATTCTGTATGCTAGACTTATGGGATTTGATAATGCCGAACTATTTAGTCTATCACAAAGAATTATAGCAGGTAGTAAGAATGCTATGTTTAGAGAAGCGTACAATATATCCTATGCTGATATTTATGACTACTCAACTGTAAAGCAAAGTCTTAAGAAATTTGAAATTGCTTTAGGTATCAAGCATCAGGAAATGGACTTACCTTGGGACCAACCAGTTCCACCAGAGCTTTGGGATAAAGTTGCTGAGTATTGTGAGACAGATGTATATGCTACAGAAGCCGTATTCGATTCTCGTAAAGAAGACTTCATGGCTAGACAGATTATAGCAGAACTTAGTGGACTCCCAGTAAACTCATCAACCCAATCACATACTGCTAAAATTATATTTGGTAATGAAAAGAATCCTCAGGACCATTTTGAATATACAGATTTAAGTGAGATGTTCCCCGGGTACAAGTATGAGTTTGGTAAGAGCACATATAGAGATGAAGTAATTGGTGAGGGTGGCTATGTATATGCAGAACCAGGTATGTATTCTGATGTTATAACCTTAGATGTTGAATCAATGCATCCAAAGTCTATTGAGGAATTAAATTTATTTGGTAAGTACACTAAGAACTTTACCGACTTAAGGGATGCTCGTCTCGCTATCAAACATAAAGATTATGAATTAGCATCTACTATGCTTGGTGGAATATTAAAACCATATTTAGTAGACCCAGATAATGCTAAGAAGTTATCGTTTGCATTGAAGATTGTTATAAACATTGTGTATGGCTTAACTACAGCTTCATTTGAAAACAAATTTAGAGACCCAAGAAATAAAGATAATATTGTTGCTAAGCGAGGAGCTCTATTCATGGTTAACTTAAAGCATGAAGTACAGAAACGTGGATACACAGTAGCTCATATTAAGACCGACTCCATAAAGATACCTAATGCAGACACGGAAATCATAAACTTCGTATGCGATTATGGTAGAGAGTATGGGTACATATTTGATGTAGAATCAAATTATGAAAAGTTCTGTTTAGTTAACAAAGCTGTCTATATTGCTAAAGAAGATAGTGGTTGGTCGGCAACTGGAGAGCAATTTGCTCAGCCATATGTATTTAAGACTTTATTTTCAAAGGAACAAGTTTGTATCCCTGCTGATGTAACAGAAGTAAAAAGTGTAACCTCGCCTGCCGCTATGTATCTTAAGATGACTGAAGTTACTGGCATAGAAGATGATTACAGATTTGTCGGTAAGGTTGGTGCATTCTGTCCTATGTTACCTGAGGCTAGAGGTGGAGAACTACTTGCCTTAAGAAATGGTAAGTACTCTGCTGTTGAAGGAACTAAAGGTTGGAAATGGCTTGAAGAAAGTGAAGTCGTAATGATGAAGCTTTGCGACCAAATTGATATGCAGTATTACATTAATCAAGTAGATAAAGCAATTGCAACTATTGGAAAGTATGGTGATGTGGAATGGTTCTTAGCTGATAATAAGGAACCTGAGGAACTACCATTTTTGTAAAGGAGAATTAGTATGAGAAGAAGAAGATTAGCACCATTAGTAATTAATAATGCCGATATTGATTGGCTCAATTTTGAGGGCGCAGAAAAGCGCTTCAATGCTGCAGGAGAAAGAAACTTCTGTGTGTTCTTTGATGACCCAGATTTAGTACAGTCTCTTATTGATGATGGATGGAATGTAAGATTCACGAAACCTGCGAAAGAGGGTGATGAGCCAGAACCATATTTACAGGTAAAAGTTAACTTTAGAGATAATGTACCAGAAGAAAGAAACCCACAAATATTCTTATACAACAAGCATGGCAAAGCAGTTCAGTATACAGAAGAAACAGTTCATGAATTAGACAATGCCATATTGTCAGACATAACTCTTGTAATCACGCCTAGCTTCTGGGAAGTAAGTGGCAAAAGTGGGTACAAAGCATATCTGGCGGAAATGACTGCTGTCATCTCACCGAGGATAACCAGTAGATTTAAAGCTGAGGACCCCGACGAGGAAGAATAATGGCTGTTCGGCTATTCCCGCACCAACAAGAAGTACAAGATAAATTACAGACTGGCTCCATCCTTTGTGGTGGGGTCGGCTCTGGTAAATCTATAGCTGCCTTAGCATATTACTGCAATACTTATGGTGGAGGAATAAAACCAAATGGTTCAGTATCTAAACAAAAACCATCAAAAGACCTTTATATAATTACAACTGCAAAGAAGCGGTCCTCTGATGAATGGGGTAAAGATGCAGCACATTTTCTATACACTCCAATTGTAGACTCTTGGAATAATATTAAGAAGTATGCCGATATCAAAGACCAGTTCTTTATATTTGACGAGCAAAGAGTTATTGGTGATGGTACATGGGCTAAAACCTTTATCAAAATAGCTAAGCATAATGATTGGCTTTTACTATCAGCAACTCCAGGAGATACATGGATTGATTATATTGCTGTGTTTATAGCTAATGGGTTTTACAAGAATAAAACAGATTTCATAAATCAGCATGTTATCTATAAGCGATATACCAAGTTCCCAATGATTGACAAATATATTAATACTGGGCTCCTTATACAGAATAGAAACAAAGTCCTGGTCAATATGCCATTCAAAAGAAAAACAACTAGAATTGAGGAAACCATAAATGTTGAGTATAATACTGTTGACTATAAGAACATAATGGTTACTAGATGGAATTCCGAAGAGAATAGGCCTATGTCTAGTGCTAGTGAATTATGCCAGGCCCTTAGAAAAGTTGTTAATGTTAATCCTAATAAAGATGCACTAGTATGTGATATATTAGCAGAAAAGAAAAGAGCTATCATATTCTACAACTACAACTATGAGTTAGATATACTTAGAGAACTAATGGATAAGATACAAATGCCATATTCTGAATGGAATGGTAAAAAGCATGAGCCCGTCTTAGATGGAGACTCTTGGGTATATTTAGTTCAGTACACTGCTGGATGTGAAGGATGGAACTGTATAACAACAGACACAATCATATTCTATTCTTTAAATTATTCATACCGAGTTATGTCCCAAGCAGCTGGTAGGACAGACCGTATTAACACCCCATATGAAAATCTATATTACTATTATCTAAAGACAAAGTCCCCAATTGATAATTCAATTCTTAGAGCTTTGCAAGCAAAAAGAAAGTTTAATGAATCTGCTTTTATGAAACGTTAGACCTCGCATCGCAAACATGGACTATAATGGAAGGGAAGTAGCATATTTATTGGCACTATCATTTTTAAGGAGGTTATACAATGGTTGAGAGTAGATTTCAGTCTGCTATAAAGCAAGACTTAAGACGCTTGTTTCCTGGTTGTTTAGTATTAAAGCTAGACTCAAGCGATATTCAGGGCATACCAGACCTTTTAGTTTTATACAAAACTAAGTGGGCTATGCTAGAAGTAAAGATATCAAAAGAAGCAAAGAGAAGACCAAATCAAGAATATTATATTGACCTATGTAATAATATGTGTTATGCAAGTTTCATATATCCTGAAAACAAAGAGGAGGTATTCGATGAACTTCAACGTGCATTCGGAGCTTGAGGGGCAACATGCATTCCTAAGCGCCAGTAAGTATCATTGGGTTAATTATGATACTGAAAAATTGAACACCGCCTTTACATGTTTTAAGCAAAAAGAAATAGGTATCAAAATGCATGAGTTTGCAGCCAATGCTATTAATCTTGGTGTTAAGCTAGCAAATAATAAAAAGACATTAAACATGTATGTCAATGATGCTATTGGTTATAAGATGACTCCTGAACAAACACTGTTCTATTCTTATAATGCATTCGGTACAGCAGATGCCATATCTTATAGACAGGATTTATTAAGAATACATGACCTCAAAACTGGAGTATCTCCAGCTTCTATGAAACAGTTAGAAGTATACACATCTTTATTTTGTTTGGAGTATAACAAGGTGCCTGAAGAGATTGGTATTGAATTACGTATTTATCAAAATAATCAAGTACTTATTCATACTCCAGACCCCAATGCTATACATGCAATTATGGACAAGATAATTGTATTCGACAAAGAGATTTCAAAAATCAAATATTAAGTAAAGGGGTGTGCTGGCATGGAAGACAGATTATTTCATTATGGAACTCCTAGACATTCAGGCAGATATCCTTGGGGTTCCGGACAAGACCCCCAAAGAAATAGAGATTTCCTACAACAGATAAAAGACTTAAAGTCACAAGGGTTAAAAGAAACAGAAATAGCTGCTGGCATGGGTATGAACACAAAACAGTTAAGAGCTAAGAAGTCTATTGCAAAAGATGACTTAAGAAGATTTGATGTATACCGTGCACATAAGTTATTAGAGAAAGGTTACAGCCAGTCAGAAGTTGGTAGAAGAATGGGGAGAAACGAATCTTATATTAGACTTCTTCTAAATGAAACCATAAATGAAAAAGCCTCTATGACTAATGAAACAGCAGACAGACTTAAAGCTTGTGTAGAAAAGAAACAACTTATAGATGTTGGGCCAGGTATTGAGCAACAGTTAGGTGTGTCTAAAAACAAACTAGATACTGCAATTCATTTGTTAAAAGAGCAAGGTTATGATACAAGTGATATTTATGTTGAGCAGCTTGGTACAGGCAAGAACACTACCATTAAAGTTCTACATAAAGCAGAGATACCATATAAAGAAGTCTTTAATAATAGAGATAAAATATGTATGGTGTCTGATTGGAAAGATGGCTCTCTTAATGAGGCCAATGGTATTAAGCCAATTGAAAACATATCTAGTAAAAGAATCTATATCAATTATGCAGAAGATGGTGGCGCTGATAAAGATGGTGCTATTGAACTTAGAAGAGGTGTTCCTGACTTAGATTTAGGTAAATCCAGATATGCCCAAGTTCGTATAGGTGTTGATGGAACTCATTATCTAAAAGGAATGGCTCTATATTCTGATAAGATTCCTAAAGGCTATGATATTGTATTTAATACTAACAAGACAAAAGATGTAGCATTTAAAGATGTTTTAAAAAGTCAGAAAGAAGACCCTTTTAATCCATTCGGTGCAAATATTCAAAAAGATGGACAAAGAGGAGCACTCAACATAGTTAACGAAGAAGGTACTTGGAAAGATTGGAGTAAAACCATATCTTCTCAGGTTCTATCTAAACAGCCTGTTGAGTTAGCAAAAAGACAGTTAGACTTATTTTATAAGACAAGAGCAGATGAGTATAATGACATTATGACTGTTAATAATCCAACAGTTAGAAGGAAACTATTGACTGCTTTTGCCGATAAGTTAGACGCTGATGCTGTAGATTTAAAAGCTGCTGGACTACCAAGAACTGGTGCACATGTTATATTACCATTTCCATCCATGAAAGAAAATGAAGTATTTGCCCCAAACTATAATAATGGTGAAAGAGTTGTACTAATAAGATATCCTCATGGTGGTAGATTTGAAATTCCAGAGCTAACAGTAAATAACAAAAATCCAGAAGCTAAAGCTACTATTCCTGGTGCTAAAGATGCTATTGGCATACATCCGAAAGTTGCAGAGTTATTATCTGGAGCTGATTTTGATGGTGACACTGTTTGGGTTATTCCTAATCCTCATGGATATATTAAGACTGAAGCACCATTACCAGGCTTAAAAGGATTCCGTCCTGATGATTATAAAAATGCCCCAGGAGCCCCTAGAATGACTGAAAAGCAAAAAGGATTTGCAATGGGCGATGTTTCGAATCTGATTACAGATATGACTATCAAAGGCGCATTCCCTCATGAATTAGAAAGAGCTGTTAAACATTCCATGGTTGTAATTGATGCCCCAAAGCATAATTTAAATTACAAAAAATCATACATTGATAATGGAATTGCACAATTAAAAGCAAGATATCAAGGAGCTGCAAATGCAGGAGCTGCAACAATCATATCTAGAGCAAGTTCACAGTATCATGTTCCGGATAGAAAGCCAGGTGTTAAAGACCCTGTAACTGGACGTAGACTTCTTATTGACCCACAAACAGGAAAGAAATTATACACTGAGACTGGCGAAACCAAATTCAAAATCAAAATGCGTAGTGTTAAGACTCCTGTTATTGATGAAAATGGTCAAGTCGTTTATGAAACCATAACTAGGAATGGCAAGTCAGTAACAAGACCAAAGTATATTTCTTCTAAAGAACCAGTGCTTGATGAGAATGGTAAGAAAATATATACTACTGTTCCTAAGACTATCAAGTCTACTAAGATGTACGAGCATGAAGATGCATTTGATTTGTCTAGTGGAACTGTAATGGAGAATACTTATGCAGCACACGCTAATAAGATTAAAGCATTAGCAAATGAAACTCGTAAAGCAGCTTATGCTATTACCGACATTAAGTATAGCCCTGTTGCAAACAAACTTTATGCAAAAGAAGTTGAATCTCTTAATGATAAGTTAGCATTAGCAAAACGTAACGCACCATATGAAAGACAAGCACAGCTATTCGCTAATAGTAGCCTTAAGCAGAAGTTTATTGATAACCCCAACATGAGTGACGAAGAGAAGAAGAAAGAGCGTGGTCGTTGCTTAGCACAGGCCCGTACTAGAGTTGGTGCAAAGAAAGATTCAATTAAGTTTAGTGAGAAGGAATGGGAAGCTATTCAAGCAGGTGCAATAACAAAGACTAAACTAATGGAAATTATAGACAATGCAAATGTTGAGTTAGTTAAAGAGTTTGCTATGCCTAGACAAAAGCATGAGATACCACCTACTAAACTAGCCCGTGCAAAAGCAATGCTTGCCTCAGGCTACAACCAAGCAGAGATTGCTAGTGCATTAGACATTAGTGTATCAACATTAAACAATGTGTTATAGTTCGTTACTTAATAATGTACTATAAGAAAGGAGGACTTATTATGTACATGATAACAACAGATGATAATCCTTACAATCCTTTCACACAGTTTGATGAATGGTGTGTATGTGATGAGCAGTTAGGATACTATACATGGAATCTAATTGCTCGTATTGCTAAAGTTTCATTTGAAGAAAGCGATGCAGATATTGAAGCATCAATTGACGCAGCCATTGATAGAGTTGTTGAGTTGAATCTTAATAATAAATACAAAAAGATTAGTAATGATTCTAAAGATACTATGACTTAACATTATTCTTAATGGGACCATAGGGGGGTCTCGTACAAACCCTCCCCCCTTTGTTTTCGCCGCCCTCTTAAAAAAATCTCCGGGGGGTGTTTTTTAGCACACCTCGACCTATTCCCCTGGAACACTGTGGCTTTTGGAAGACTAATTCTCCTTTCAAGATTATTTAGTTAAACGACAAACCACAAGTGAACCCCTTGTTAAGCATTGCCATGATACCAAAAGCCATGGTGTTCTGGGGGAATGTTAGTAGAAAGGAGTAAGAACTATGGGTAATGACCGTATGAGGGCAAGACCTGCAGTTACGCCAGAAGCTCGAGAACGAGAGCTCATTGGCCTAGCAATTGATTTAGCAGAGAAGCAGTTAAGAAGTGGTAAAGCCTCATCCCAGGTTATTACACACTATCTGAAACTAGCTACGAACAAAGACCGCATTGACCAAGAAATTCTTGAGAAGAAGAAGGACCTTATTTCGGCAAAGACAGATGCCCTTAAGGCAACAAAGCAGTTAGAAACTATGTATCAAGAGGCTATGAGTG